TGGAAAGGCCGGGACGGTGAACCACGCCGCCCCGGCCCGCGCCGGTTGCCCGGCTACCGCTTGCGCGGATCAGTTGCGGATGGTCGCGGTGCGGACGCGCAACGTGAAGGTCTGCCCCTTGTAGGCGCCGCTGTTGCGAGCAACATCGCGGACAGGCCCGACCAGGCCGGAACCGTAGGCGATGCGCCCATCGGGGTCGGTGATCCGAAAGGAGATGGCCGTGTTGTTGTTCTGGTTGGCACGCAGGATCACCTGCCCGGCGTCCGAGGTTTCCCAGGCATAGGTGCCAGTAATTTCCCCGCCCTCGACTGCGCCGGTCACGTAGCTCGTGCGCCCGCTTATGTAGGGGATGGGAATGGCCTGCGACGTGTCGCCGATCTCGCTCAATTCGACGAGCCCGCCGACGGTCGCCGTCCAGGAAAGCGCGGCAAAGCCTGCGACGTCAATGGTGGCAGGGGTTGCGACGACGACGGCAAGCGTCGTGCCGCAGAAGTTGAGATCGGCCATGGCCTATCCTTTCAGTGGGCGCTCCGTTGCGTCGGGTGGCGCGATGTGGGGGTGGCCGCGATCCGCGCGGTCGGGGTTCAAATCGCTGGGTCGGGAGCGGCGGGCTTGCGCGGACGGGGCGCCGGCTGGGCAGCAGCAGGCTCGGGCAGCGCTTCCGGCTCGTCGGGGTCCCATTCGACGGACAGATCGCCGATGGCCACGAGGCCGCCGATTGAGCGCATGCACTCGCGCAGGGTGTCGTTTGTCAGCTCGACACTCCCGCCGGCGGGGACGATGTGCCGCGAGGGCAGCGTGAAAGGCACGCGCCCGGGGTTGATGACCTTCGCCATGCTTAGGCGCTCGGGCGCAGGAGCACGCCGATCAGGCCGGTGCCGCTGGTGATGCTGATGGTGCCGGCGAGGTATGCGCTGATTGTGTCAAGCGGGATGGCGCGGACAGCCGACGCGGCAATGGAACCGACAGCCCTTCCGGTCGAGAGGTTGAAGGTGTCGGCGCCCGGCACAGCGAACGTGGCCGGGGCCAGCGAGCCGACGATGGTCGGCGAAATGGCGGCGCCGGTGGGATTGCGCAGGATCAGGATGTCACCGGGCGCGTAGACGAAAGAGTCGGTGCCGTTGAGCGTCGTTTCCGTCACGGCACGGGCGCCCTGACCGGTTAGGGATGTTGCATTGATGGCAGGCATGTGCGGCCCTTTCTGGGTTGTGTCCGGGTCAGCCCCAGACGCGGTAATAGACGGAGACGAAGGTCCGCCAATGCCCGCCGTCAGGCAGGCCGCGGCCTACGTCGGTCTTGACGATCAAGACCGTGGTCGAGCCCTGCACGAGCCGCAGATCGGCGGGAAAGTGCGCCGCGACCTGCCCCGCCCGTTCGCGGTGCCAGACTTCGAAGTTGCCAATCGGCAGGCAGAGCGTGAGTTGCAGGATGCCGGCGCGGTCGAGCCTGCCGCCGGCGAGGTAGCGCCGGTCCGACTGGTTCGGCAGGTGGTCGACCTCGATATAGGCCTCGGGTTTGTTGCTGACGGGTTGCTCCCGATACAGGACCGGCAGCGCGGGTGTCGTCACAAGGGTTTTCACGCGGCCCATGAGCGCCGCGACAAGCTCTGCCTCCGGCGTCATTGCCCGCCCACCACTTGCCGGACCGCCTCGTCCACAATCGGCTGCCAGCCCTGCACGCTCAGGCGCACCATGCCTTGAGGGGCCTGCTTGGACCAACCTTCCTCTAGGCGCGGCCCATAGGGCAGGTTGTTGGCCAGATAGGCCACGTCGCCGACCTTCATCGCCGCCGTGACGGCTTCGACTTTGGCAATGGTTGCCGCACCGCTTGGGTCAACGGCTTCGAGCGTCCCCGCAGGCGCAGCTCCAATCGCCGGTTGCCAGTTGCCGCGAAAACGCCCCGTGTCCACCGGTGATTTTGCAAGCACCTCGGCCATGACGCCAAACGTCGACTTCCTCACGACGGTCCTCATATTCCGCTCGGTCTTGGCCACAAAGCGAGCCACGTCCCGCGAAAAGCTGTTCATCGCCGACCCGTCATTTCCCAGAAAACGACCGTCCCCGCCGGTGCCAGCCCGGTCACGCCAAGGACGCGAAACGTGCCAAGGGTCGATGTCACCTTGTCATTGGCTTCCGGCGAAAATGGCAGATCGGCGGCGGCGTAGATGGTCACGTCGTCATGACCGATGACCGTATCGCCGACATTCATGCCCACGCGCCCCCGCCCGACAGGCAGGATCGCGGCCATCACGTCGCCGCTGATCACCGTCGAACTCCCGGCGTCCGGGTCTGCCGGATCGGCCCCGGCCAGCACCTCGCGCGTCACGGTCACGATGCTGCCGAAGTCGGCCAGGATCGCCCGCGCGTCGACTTGCGCAGCTCCATAGGCGAAGCTCATGCGCGCATGACCACTGACACGCTGCTGCCGGCAGTCAGGTAGGGCAGCAGGATACGGTCGACGGCGGGGATCACAGGACGCCCCTTGCCGCCCAGATAGGTCACCGTCTTGGACAGCGGGCCGATGGAAGACGACTCCTCCCCGATGACCCCCAAGGTGACCGGGAACGGGTCGACCCCCTCGAGCATGGCGAGCGCCATCTCCATCTGCGCGCGCTTGATGTCCGCCGGGATCGTGTCCGACCTGACGTCCCAGCCGTCGACATAGCCGACATAGGCGCGCGGCCATGAGAGCGCTTGGTGCTGGTAGGTCTGCTGGCCCCGGAATGCGGATTGATCGTCGATCACTCGCGCGGCACGACGCAAGGTCGGCTCGAAAGCGCTCGCCGCTGTCTCGGTCGTGATCGTCCGGCCCATCGCGCTGGCATAGGCGAGGAATTCGGCCTGCGTGACGTAGCTGTCGGACGCAACGCCGCCGATGGTGGTGTCGAGCGCCACGGTGTCCTCTCAGTGCAGGGATGAAGGGGGGTTGAAGGGGGGCAGGCGTTTCTTCCCGCCCCCAAAGGGCCTTAGCCGAGAAGGATGGCCACGGCTTCCGACTTCCAGACGCGAGCGTCATAGAGGCAGGTGATGTCGATCATGGCCTTGTTGTAGCCCTTGTAGACCGAAAGCTGGAAAACCAGCCCCGAGACGGGGTCCTGCACGGTCATCATGTCGACAGCCGCGTCGCCCCCGATGGGCTTGGCCAGCGGGCGCATCACAAGCTCGACCGCAGACTGGTGGAAGGCCAGGTTGGCGGTGTAGGTCGCGCCGATGCTGATGGCGTTGTTGTCGGGAATGGCAACCCGCAGGCCCGGCCCGCCGATGACGATATTGCCGGTGGCCGTTGTCGACCCCGTGTTGACGACATAGCGGTTTACGGTGTCCGCCGCAAATGTGATGACATCGCCCGCCCGGATGCCGGTCGCGCCGGGGGTCATCGTGTCATAAGTCACGGTCGTTTCGCCGGCAGCTTCGGCCCCGTTGACGAGCGTGCCAGTGCCGCTGCCCGCCGTGTGGGAGACGATCCCCGCGCTTTCCCTCAGCATGAACCCTTGCAGGTCCAGCAGGGTGCCGCGCCGCAGCATGGTGCTGTCCGCGCTTTCGTTGACCCGCTGGAGTTGCGCGAGCTGGCGCAGGTTGGTCCCGGCGAGGGAGTTGAGCACGAGAGACAGCCGCCCGTCGTTGACCGGCATGCCGTTGTCAAACAGGATTTGCCGCACCTCGGCAATCGGGTCGAAGTTGGAAGCAAAGGGCGTGGTGCCAGCCGTGCCAAATGCCCGCGAAGCGCCGCGATAGATCGTGGTGGCGAGGTAGTTTTCAATCGCGGTCACGATGCCATTCATGGCCTGCGCGATCTGGTCGCCATAGATCGTCTCGTAGCCCGACCCGTTGTTGACGTGCTTGATGTCCTCGCCAGTCCACGGGATGGAAACCCGCGCGATCTGCGAGACGGTCATCGTCTTGTTGTCGATGGTCTGCGAGTCGCCTTCGGGGATGGTCATCGAGGGCGACGCGCTCGTGTTGACAACCGGCGCGCGGGTGAAATGCGCGCGCACGGTGTCGCCCTGCGCCGCCGCTTCCGAACCTGCGTTGATGGTGACGGAAGGAATGATGCCGACAGCAGAGCGGCCCACGATATCGGCGGCTTTGTAGATGTCTGCCGCCAAGTTGGTCAGAACGTTGGTCATGGATTGTTCCTTTCAAGCGCGGTCAGTCAACGACTTTGCCGCCAGATTTCGAGTGTGCGGCACGCGCGCCGTGGTCCATTGCGTCCCATTGCGCCCGCGTGACGGTCTGTGTCCTCGGCGTCCCGCCGTTTGATCCGGGGGGCTTCCCGCCCCCGCCGTTGCCCTTGTCGATGACGAGTTGCGGGATCGCCCCGGCCAAGGTTGCGGCGAGGTCCGCGAGGGTTGCCCCGCCGTTCGCACCCTTGCCGATCATCGGGGTCTGCCCGTCCGGTGACATGACGCGCATCCCGCCGTCATCATCGAACACGATCCGGGGCGCCGCGAACGCCGCGAGGAGGTCAAGCCCCTCGGCCAAGACGCCAGCCTTGGACAGCTCGGCTTTCAGGTCCGACAGCGCGCGCTGTTGCAGAACGCCCGTCAGCTTGGCCTTGTAGGACTTTTCCGTCTCGTCCAGCTTGGCTTGCAACTGCTGGATGATCGCCGGATCGGCGCCGGCTGCGAGCCGGGCCTGCACCGCCTCGGGCGTCTCTCCCAGCTTCTTCCATGCGTCCAGTGCCTTGCGGCGGTCGATTGACTCCGACTGCACGGCCAGTGTCCTGCCTTTTTGCTCCGCAAGTTCAGCCGCCGGCCTCAGTTCGGCGAGGTCAAGGATGGTCTTGCCATCAGCCGACGCGGCCAGTGGGCGCAGATGTTCCGGCAGTGCCGACAGGTCGGCGATCTCGATCTTCATCGTTCAGCATCCCGCTGCTTGGGGGGCATCCCGCCCCGGTTTTGGCGCTATAGGCGCGCCCGTAGCTCAGCCAGGCTCAGCTCGCGCCCGTTGGCGTCAAGCAGGTCCCGAAAGCTGATCTTGCCCTCTCGCCAGAGGTCGGCCCTGCCAGTCCCCAGCGCGGCATCTTGTGCGGCCTTCGACTGGCGCGACAGCCAGCCCTCAAAGGTCAGGTCTGCGGCCACCTGTCCGTTCATGCTCGACCGCGTGGACGGCGGAAGCTCGTCGATGTCAAAGCCAAGCTCGCGCCAGCTTTTCGTCTCTGGCCGCGACGTGCTGCGACAGCCCCAATGCAGCGACCCCGGCCCCGGCCCCCAAGGGACCGTGTGACCGATAGGCTCATGCTCGACCACCGTGTAGCGCAGGCCGTCCCTGACTTGGCACTGCGGCGACGTGCGCAGGTCGAGCGTCGAAGTCCACACGACCGCCGACAGCACGTCCGCGTTGGCCTCGTAGACCGTTTCCCGTGCCCGGCCCGAAACCGCCTGGGTTGCCGCGCGGACAAGCGAGTCGGCGTTGCGTCGGCTGATGTCCATCAGGCCCGGCACCATCTCGCCGCGTTGCGTCCCGCCGCGAACCCGCCGGATCAATTCGGCGTTGGTCTCGCCCTGCGCCAAGCCAAGCCGCATGGCGTCGGTGAACCTCTGCAGCGTATCGCCCGCTTGCCGGCCCCACCATTCAGACACGGGCGCGCCTTGGACAAGCACGCCCTCGACCAGTGACTTGGCCTGCGCCGGCGTTATCGCGCCGCTGAACAGGCTCGCAATCGTGGCGTCATTCACGGCTTTGACCGTAAAGGCGCCCTCGATTTCGGCCAGTTCCCGCAGCTCGCCGGCGAGCGAGGTCGACGCGTCCCGATAGCTTGCCCGGATCGTGTCGCGCACCTGTTCAAGCAGCTTCTCAAGCCGCTGCACCCGGTAGCTTTGCCGCGCCGGCCCGGTCGGGTCGATCTTGGCCAATTTGGCCACAATCTCGCTTTCAAGCTCGGTCAGGAAGCCCCTGATCTTGGCGCGCAGCCCCGCGTCGACGCGGAGAAGGTCTATCGCGTGCGCCGTAAAGACGTCCGCGATGATGTCGTTTGCGCCGTCCACCGTTGGCCTCAGACCCCGCCGGTCAGGTCAAGCGCGGGACCGGTGCCGGCCGGCGCCGTCGCTTCAATCCGGTCCTGCTCCTCTTCCGGCGTGATTTCCGGGCGGATTACGCCGCGCCGGGCCAGTTCCTCGATGAAGGTCGCGCGCGACAGGTTGCCGGTATTGACCGCGGTCAGCATCACGGTCAGTTCCTGCGGGCTGATGACCGCCGCGCCGAAGTCCTTGTTGACCGTGACGGCGGGCGCAGCCGCCTCGCCGGCGTAGGCCGAAAGCCAGATCAGCGCCATTTCCAGCGCGTCTTGCAGCGCGTCCGCCGCCATCGCAAGTTGCGTCGTCTCCTTCGCTGCGTCGATTGCCTCGCCGGTCGCGCTTTGCGCATTCGGGCGCGGGGTCAGCAGTTGCAGGCCAAGCGCCTCCATCTGCATCTCAAGGTCCTTGAGGTCCTGCCGTCCCGACCCGATAGCCGCGCCTGAATGCTCGATCCAGCGCAGTTGCGCAGAGGGGTCCATCGCGGTGATCGCCGTCTTCGATCCGATCACGAGCGGCCCCGCATCCTGGGGGAAGCCGGATGCGAAGAGGATCGGCACCCGCGCCGCCTGCAAGATGGTTCGCTGATCGCTCTGGCTCTGCCAGTGGGCGATATTCACGTCGGCGAGGTCGTCAAGCAGCATCGCGCCGGTGAAGAAGCCCGTGCGGTTGAGGTAGACCGGCGTGACCGTGATTTCGGGCAGGCCGGTGATGATCGGTTCGGCCTCGAGTTCCCACAGTTCCGTCTCTTTGGCGGCCCGGCGGTAAAGCTCGACCGTGACGCCGCTTTCCGTCCGCGTCAGCACCCGCACACGGTCGCGGATCGTCTGCGCAAATGGATCATCGGCGTGGGGTTCGGCCACCGTTTCCATAATCCGCAGTTGCTGCAGGACCGTCGTTGCGCCGATGACCTCCGTCTGCCAGCCAAGGATGTCCTCGACCCGCAGGTGGATCAGGTAGGGCCGCAATCCGCGCGCCGTTGCCTCTGCCTGCGTCTCGGTGCCAACACGGGGCGGCGCGTCGACCATGATGTAGCTCACGCCCGGCCCGGACAGCGCATCCTCGAACACGCGGCGGGCAAACACCGACAAGTCATGCCCGGCGAGGTCGGCATTCTCCATCCAACCCCGCACCTGCGCGCTGGCCCCGTCGCCCACCTCAACCGGCTTGGCAAACACCCGCCCGGTCATGTCGCGCACCGTCTTGCGGTAGGCGTTGAACAGCCACGAGCCCTTGAGGCGCGAGCGGTAGTTTTCGTGATCTTCGGCGGCGAAGCGGGGCAGGAATTGCTCGCCTGCCTCGCGCATGGCCAGCGTCCCGCCCATGAGCGCGCGGCCCCGGCTGGACTCGGCCAGCATCTTGTCGACCGCTGCGGATCGCTTGGCGACGTGCTTGGTCATATCCTCAATTCCTGGGCGGTGAAGGTCGGTTTGACGACCGGCATGAGCCAATGCACCGCATAGCCTGCGGCATCGTTAAGGTGGTCGTGCCCGGTCGTCTTGTCGGGCTCGCCGTTGGTGTCGTAGGCCTGTTGCTCCTGCGCCTCTGCGAACCGGGGGGCGGCGCGGTCGTTGACCCAGAGCCGGCCCTTTGCATAGCCGGTGTTGACGGACAGGATGCGATCCTTGACCGGCGGATTGCTGTCCTTGGCCCGCACGATGAAGCCGGCCTGCTGCAGGAGCGCGATGTCGGACAGGCTCGCATTGACCGTCTTGCGCGATCCCCCGGATGCGTCCGGGTAGATGTGAACCGCGTGCCCGGCAAACTTGGCCTTGATCGTCTCAATGAGGTGCGGCGTGTCCATCACGCTCACCAGCTCCCCGACCACATGCCAGCTTTCGCCGCGCGGCACGAGTATCACGCTCGCCATGTTGCCGACGTTGAAGTCGGCCCCGATGTGAAGCGGCTCATTGCCTTGGATCGTCTCGGCAGACCGGCATTCGGCGCGGCGGTAGTTGCGATAGACCGCCCCCGAGGTGAGGTTGACGAATTGCCCTTCGATGTAGGCGGCGATCAGTTCCGCCGGGTAGCTGTCTAGCAGGGTTTGCACATAGTCGCCCGGCACAAACGGGTTGGAGCGCGTGCTGGCGCGGTAGATCGCATAATCGCTGGTCGCGTGGCGAACCCAGCGGTCATAGACGAAACGGAAGCCTTCCGGCGTCGTGTAAGCGCTCACCCGGTTGAACGGGGCAGCTATGCCCTGCGGCTTCTGCCGGTTGCGCGCGATGATCTGCTTCCAGACCCGCGCGGCCTTGGCTTGAGGCAGCGTGTCAAGCTCATCGACATGCGAGCGATACGTCTCGTAGCCAATGAGCCTTTCGGGCGTCTCCATCGTGCGAAGGAGGAAGTCTCCGTATCTCGGCCACGAGGTGTAGACCACCCCGTCCTGCTTGTTCAGCCGGTGCGGGATACCTGCCTCTTCCAGCTTGGCCATGATGCGCGGCGCCGTGATCAGCCGCACAAGGTCATAGGTCGGGGCGTAGAGGCCTATCAGCGCGTCCGCCGCGTGCGCCGCATCGGCCCGTGCCGCCAGTGCCATGCACTCCGACTTGCCGGCGCCGAAGCCCGCAACGAAGGCTGGAAACCGGGCCGTCGATTGCAGAAAACGTGCTTGCGGATCAGTTACCGTCGCTGAAAGGCGCATCGGCTGGTGCGATGACGGTAAGCTCGAAGCCGTCAAACGGGATCGGCTCACCCTCTGGCCCACTGTGCTCAACCGCTTGAGCGGGCTTCCCAAGAGCGCGGTCGAGAATGCTGTTGGCCGCAGACACGCGGGCCGCATGGGGCGCCGAAGCGTCTTTTGCCACTGAAATCAAGGTCTTGAGCGCCTCTGGCGCCGCTTCCATTGCAAGCTCCCAGAGCTTCAACTTCTGCTCGCCCGTGGTCTTGTTCTTCGATCCTTTGGGGCGGCCTGCCCCTCGCCGCGCGCCGCCCGGCCCGGTTCCTGTTGAAAGTGGCATTTGCGTTTTTCCTCTGATTTCGGCTGGCATCCCGCCAAGCGAAAGCCCGGCATCCCGCCGGTATTCCTCAGATCATGCCCCTGCTTGGCGGCAAGCACCATGTCTGGCACCTGCCGCCTTGCCGTGGGCCCACTGGAAGGAACGACAAAGCCCCGGGCGCTTTGGGCGCAACGGGGCCGTTGGCGACTTGTCTAGAGGGCTAGAGTTTCGGGGGTCAAGAGTTATTTTCGCGGGGGCGGGCGTGCGGCTTTTCCCACGGGGCTTTCGGCGGCATGGCATCGGTGACCGCGACGTCGCGCAGCATGCGGCAGACGGCGAGCTGGCCCCTGATTTCGTCAAGCGCGGTCCACCACTCGCGATATGCGGCTCGGCCATGTGCGATCACATTCGGGTGGGGGCTGTAGGTGATCGGGCACATCCTGATTTCCCGCCGGACCTTGCGACCGCGCGAGACGGTGACGTAGTGCCCGACGATATCGGTGGCGGGGTGGCGTCCGTGGCGGTTGGTGACCCATTCGGCGGGCTCGACCTTTGCCACGACGCCGGGGAACCAGTCGGGGGTGTTGCCGGCCTTGGCATGCTCGACAACGGCGATGGCTACGCGGCGCCCGCCGGCGCTTTCGGCGAGATGCGCCACGATAGCGGCGATGGTGTCGGCGTCCTCATGGGGGTAACTGCGCCCGATGCTTGTGTCGATGCGGACGCCGCCGAGCTTCATCCGCTGTATGAGCACGTATTCCATGCCGAACCCGTGCGGCGACTCGTCCAGATCGCGCTCCCGTCCGGGCAGTTCAAGCTGCGCGCATTCGCGGCGGAAGGCCCATTCAAGCAGGGCCTGCACCGGCATGGGGCCGATCTTGCAGCGCGGCTGGTGCGCGATGTTGACGTGCTGGCCCATGGCCTCACCTCCGCTCTCCGGGCTTGATCTTTTTCGGACGCCCCAGGCATGTGTCGCAGCGGCAGAAGCCGCGACGATGCTGGTGCAGGTGGCACACGCCACGGTCGTTCTGCTTGGACAGCCGGCTTTCGCAGCCTGGGACGGCGCACATCACGGCGGGGGGCTTGTCGCCCTGGGGCCTTTTCCTGCGCCCGAGCTTCTTGACCGGCTCGACTGCCGGCACGGGCTCTTCCCGGCGCGGCGCGCGGATCAGGTGCTCGCCTTTCCAGCCGTCGCCTGGGGTGATGACAATTTCGGGGCCGATCCGGTCGGCCAGCCTGCGGACGCGGTGCGGCTGGGATACGGTGATGAAATCCTCGGGGGGGGATTGACGCATCAGGCAAACTCGATGCTCGGGCTATGGCCCGTGACCTGTCGCGGCGGTTGGGCGTTTCGGTCGCGGTGGGCCACTTTGGCCGCGTCGTGGCGGGCTTTGGCGTCGGCTTCCCACGCAAGCGCGGCGTCTTCGCCGTAGGCTTTCCGGCGGGCGAGGAATGCGCCGCTGCGGTATCGGTCCATCACCTCGCGGGTGACGTGCTGCCCTGCGATCAGGTCGACTGCGGCGCGGCCCCAAAGCCAGCCCTCTCCAACAGGCTCGCCCCTCGCCATGCGGCGGCCTGTGATGGCCTCTGGCGAAGTGTCGACCCATTCGTCGCAGGCGCTGCCTCTCGCGGTGTCCTTGGCGACGTTTACGCAGGCGGCGCCCATGTCGTGCGGGGACGGCCACTTGCGCTCTTTCAATCTGGCGTCAAGCAGATCGCAGATGCGGTTGACGAATGCGACGTAATCCGTCTTTGGCGCGTATTTCAGGACCATTCGCAAAAGCGCCTCGGCCTCTTTCTGGGCGGCTTCCGGTTTGTCCCTGAGGTGGAAAGGGACGGCCAACCGGTCGAGCCATTCGTTCAATCGCTGAGATATTTCGGCCTTGCGGAAATCCATGATTGTCACCCGGTGTATTTGGTCAGGTCGTAGAGGCGGGCCGTTGGGAGCGGCGGTTTTGGCGTGCGGTCTGGGAATATCCCGGTCCAGCCGTTCATGACCGACATTCGGACAACGGCGTCGGGATCGTGATGTCCTCGCAAGTTGTCGGCGATGATTTGTGCAGCTCGCTGGGTCAGCTTGGCGCGCTTGGCTTTGCGATGGGCGATGAAGTCGTCAGCCGCCTTTTCGGACATGACCTCGCAGAGGATCGCGCGCTCGCCCCCCTTGGGGGGTAAGGGGGGTTCTTTGTGTATTGCATCAGGTATTTCATCAGGAGTTCTAGTTTGTCCCGCTGCTGTCCCGCTGCTGTCCCGCTTTTCGTTTTCTTCTGTCCCGCATGAAGCTCCAGAACCCTGATAATCGTTGTATTTGCAAACGGTTATGATGTTCACACCTGTCCCGCAGTCTGTCCCGATCATGTCCCGCTTTTGCAACCGCTTCAGAAAGCGGTCCACGGTTGACTTCTCCCACTGCCACGCCTCAGCCATGAACCGGATCGAAGCCGCGAGCTGCCCGCGCTTCAACTGCACTGTGGTGTTCCCGACGCGCTTGGTCCGATCCTTCCATGAAGCCTCCATGACCAGCCACATGAAGGCTTCGCGCTCGGTATATTGCTGGCTCTTGAACGCCTCGTCGTGGAAAAGGCTTCGGGCGATATTGACCGTCCCGCTCATTCCGACCTCCATGCGTTGACCATTTCGGCTGCGTCCTCGACCGACCGCACCACGACCCATTTCCCGCCTTGAGCGCGGATCATTCGCCCGACAGCGCATTGATCGTCGGTCGGGTAATTGCCGGGGGCCTTGACCTCGAATGTCCACACATTGCCGGCCCAGATCACGATGATATCGGGGAAGCCGACGACCATTCCGTTGTGCTTCGCCTTGGCGATGGCGCGGGCGATGTCCCGGCCCTTGACGCCGACCTCATTCGGGCTGTGATGGATCACGGCGCCCGGCAGGGCGAGGCGCAGGTAGGCGATCACGGCCCGGTGGATCGGCCCCTCGCGGTCGCGCCGCTTGGGCTGGGGGGGCCTCTGGTGGGGCAGATCAAGCAGGGTCATTGCTGCCCCCCGAATTTCTTGAACAGGTAGATGTCGCTCTTGATCCGGTCGAGGTCGCAGCCGAAATGGTCTGCGATCTGCCTGCGCGTCAGGCCAACGGCGAGCATGTCCATGATCCTGCGCCGGCGCGCGGCGACGGCAGGGGACTGGCCAGACTTTGGCCGACCCGGCGGTTTCGGCCTTACGCCCCAGCTCGCGTCATCATAGATCGGCGTGGCGTTCAGCCCGCAGGCGACATTCTCGGCCCGCGCCAGCTCGCGCATCTGCGCCATGGCGGTTTCAAAGGTCATCGGTCGCC